CCAGCAGTAGCTACAGTTTGAATCTGAAACTCTTTTTGAGAAACAGTACCTGTAGTTGCATTTTTAACAACTTGTTGAAATCCGTTTTCGGACCGGACTGGTCCAGAGAAAGTTGTATTAGCCATGTCAATCTCCTGTCGTGGCTAGTGTCAGTCACCCAATGCGACTGTCAGGAATAATTAATCATACATGAAAAAAGAAAGGGCGGCAACAGCCGCCCATCCTCAATAGGTATAATTGTTCGCTTATGCGCCCGGTGAACCGAACACTGCGCGAGGGTCACTAAAGCCGAAGCTGTAACGCTCACGAGCTTTAAACCGCATGTTACCTGAATCAAAGTCAGCTTCCATGTTGGTTGAAAGCGGAGTCCGCTCAAAGTGCTTAAAGCCATTCGGAGCATCAGTCTTAATGAAGAACGCATCTGGATCTGTCAGGAAGTGGTTAATTGTGTAACCCTCCGGCAACATACCCATGTTCTTCATTGCGTTTACATCGTTGTCGGCTGTACCAACGCGGAGTGTAGACTCAAGAAGACGGTCAGCAACAAACTGAAGCTGTGGTGGAACAAACAATTTCATGCCACGAAGAGCAATGATCATGTTCCGCTCATCAACGAATGTTGAGATGTCAATTAAGGCATTCTCAAGTGAAGTTTCGTTGAGGTCAGCAGCAGTTGATGGCTCGTTACGGAAAGTTCCGCCACCTGCAAGTGGGTGAACAGCAGAACAAAGCTCAACGCCATCACCACCAGTAAAACTAGCGTTAAATGCGTTATTCAATGTTGCCGCAGCTTTAACTTGCTTTGTGTGAGCCATTGAACGAGCAAGAGCCTTTGTATAACGAGCGCCAAGGCGGTCATACAAATTATCTTCCATCGCTTCTTCCGTTAACGCAAATGCGAGAGCAATTGTCTCATGCGAATAACGTGCTGTGTAAGCTTCTGAGGCGTTGTCAAAATTGACTCCAGCACCTTCAGCTTTGGTTTGTGCATTTCCAAAACCAACGAGCATTACCTCTTCTTCAAATGCACGATCTGAAGATTCGGTGTCGTAGATTTCAGCATGCTCGGCTTCGTAACGATCATATTCCATTCCGAATAGAGCGTTAAGGCCGGGTTCTAGCTCTTTCGCTAGTTGAGCGCGAGAAATAGCCATCAGTCAGCCTCCTTATGCCAAGCCAGTAGTGCCAGCGCTAAACAGATGATTGTTGATAACAACAATTACATTTGTATTAGCAGAGCCAACATCACTGTTCTCTGGGTCAGTGGAAATGTCGATAGCCTTGAGAGGCAAGCCAGCGGTAGTCGCGCCAGTTGTCACATCAATCTCTGTGCGAGAGGTGCCAGAAACAGTGCTTCCAGCAGTGGCATCAACAATATCGAAATTACCAAACAGATCCGCTACAGGGAATGCGGCATCAGCTTGAATTTCGTAGACAGCACCAGGTGCGTCAATAACGGAAGCTTCAATGTCAGCAGCATTTGTAGAGGCTGGGTAAAAGTTGGAAAAAGTTTCTTTTCCAGTAGTTGGATCAGTGTAGCGGCATCCGTTGAAAACACCCAAAACAAGATCCGTATTGCCAGCCGCGATACGCTCAATACCACCACCAGTGACAGCTTTCACGATGTCACCTTGGAAGATTGAAGTACCATAGTTAGCCGCAATGCGGTATTTGTTCTGCATGCCAATCAGATCGGAGCCATTACCTGAACGCGAAAGGCGTAGGCCAAAAGCGGCATCTTGATTAGCCATCTTTTTATCTCCTAATTGTCAGCTACCCCTTTGGGTCCACCAAAGGACACAGAGGAGCTACGTTGTGGTTTTAGCTTTGGCATCGCTGCATTGGACTCTCTCATCCAATCACGATCCACAGCCTCCATTTGATTTTGCGTTGTATTCTGATAGTGAGAATTACGCTGATCCGCGATTTCTTCTGGTATTCTGGCAAGAACCAGACCACCAACGCCAATCACGCCTGCATTCTTTCCCTCGTCAATGACGGGGGCATCAAACTCAGGATGGTCTTCTGCTTTCACAAGCTCCCATCCTTCACGGCGGCGTTTGTGAACATTGTTACGATCATCGTATTCCATAACAGATTCACGAATCCACCTATGCTTGTAACCAATAGGTGCTTCTGGTGCTTCAAGGGCTGAAGGCGGTCTCCAATCTGCAACTCTCGCTGTTTTTTCACGGGTTTGCGAATCCCTGCTTGCACGATCAGTCATTTGACCTTCCTCTCTAGTTTTGCAACCTCTTTGGCATATCGCTCAAGAGGTATTTTCATTTTAGTAGCAAAAGCCACTTGACCCGGCGTTAGTTCCACCGTTTTTTTCCGCCCAGTTTTACTTGATGACCGTCCATTAGACGCAGGAGAAACTGCTTGAGCGTTCTGCCGTTTTTCCTGAAACTTGTGCGGCATTTCGTGGCGCATGCGCCTGTCAATTTCCGCATAATACTCGTCAGAAGAAGGGTCAAACCCTTCTTGAGCAACTAACTGTTCGTGTAACGCCGTAGCTCCACGAGTCATAAACATATCGGTGCCAAACCACGAGTTATTGCCCATCCAGTTTTTAAGTTTTGGGTCAAGCTCTTTTTGCTGTTGTGGTTGAGCTACTTGTTGAGGTGCCTGTTGTTGAGCAGGAGCCTGTGCTTGTCTTTGCTGACGATTTTTTTGAATACGAAGGCGCTCTTTTTCAATAGCCAAGCCAGAAATGACTTCCTGTGCTTGAGCCATCTTTTCCATGTCACCGTTGTCATATGCTTCTTGAAGCATTCTTTTTGCAGCGGCGGCTTGGCTTTCAACACGACCATCATATTCAGCAATATAGCCTTGGTCTAATTGAGCTATACGTTGCTTCATCTCTTCGTTTTGTTGCTGCAAAGACTGTGCGTAACCATAAGCGGCTTCCGCCTCTTCAATGGCCTGTTTACGCTTTGCAGTTAACTGATTAATTCTTTTCTGAACATTTTCGCTATAATTTTCAAGCTCTGAAGAATCATCTTCTTGTACAATTGTACTGGTTTTTTCTCCAGAATTATCTTCTGATGCCAAAACCTCTTCTGAAACAGGAACTTGCGATTGCTCGTCCTCTACTTCAAAAGAGATGTTCTCTTGCTCAGTTTCATTTTCCATTAATTCATTAACACTCATTACAAGCTCCTGTTTGCACTATACATAAGAAATATCAGCGGGGTCAAGTATTGTGGCTATAATATTATCGTCATTTATGAGCCTTACCTCTAAACCGTCCACTTTAAATCTATTTCCAGCATATCTTCCCATTAATACCCATGATTTCTCATCACACCATGCTCCTGTTGGGAACTTATTGACATCGCAATAAGCGTCTGGGCCAACTTTAACAACGTAAGCTGCAACTGTTGCGAAGCTTTCACGCTCACGAACAGAGTCTGGAATAATAATTCCACCAGCAGACTTCTTTTTCATGTAATAGGGGATCACAAGAAGGCGATAACCGACAGGTTGCGGTAATCTATCTATCGCAGACACATCCATCTGCGAAGGATCTTCTGTATTCTTTTGATTTGGGTCTTCTAAATTTTCAAACCCTTTTGATATTGCCGTTGGCACCGGACTGGACTCAACGCTCTTTGCCATCCTCTCAGGGACGAATAGTTTTTTAGCCATCTTCTAGCTCTATGCCTTTCATCGCGGTCTTTATATGTTCCTCACATTGGGTCAAGCCGCGTATTTGCCCCACCATGAACCGATAGTCGGAATGATCCTCTATCGCACCATCCGCAAGACGCTGTGTATAATCAGCTTTATCTTGACGTATGTTCTTCAATAAATACTCCGCAAGTGTAATTGCGTCCATTATTTCTTACCAAAAAACTTTGTTGCCGCTCGTGTTCCAAAGCTTGCGCTCACGATTATTCCAAGCGTGTATCTGTAATACTCCGGCATGGCATTCAAAGCTGTGAACCCATCCGTTACTATCTGTCTACCCCATTCTCCGCAGAATGCCAAGATTAATGGCACTGAAAATAAAATTGTTAGCCACTCGTCTTTCCAGCTATTTGCAGATGCATCAGCCATTTTAAGATCCCAGTCGATCTCTCCCGTAGCTTTTTTCTGCATAATGACAGCTTCAGCCTTGGCCTTGGCAACCCTTGCACCTGCCTCCGCTTTTTTGGTTTCAACCTTTCCCTCAAGCCAAGTTGAGGCAAGATTACCCAGTGGCCCTATCAGTGCCTGTAACATTATTCAACTCCTAGAACTTTTGACAATCCAAAAACTTCAAGCATTATAAAAGTGAAGAAAAGCAACAAGATTGAACCAGCTATTAGCTTGCCGCTAAAGTTGGTTGAACCAATCTTGATAGCTACAAATTCATTACCCAAGATACGAAGCACTAGCTCAAAGCTGTTTTGCCCTACATTAACCTCAACAGGTTTTTTCTTTTCTTCACTCACAATTTGATTTCCCCGCACAATCTTCTGGGAAGCAGTGCGCCATCATCTGATAGTGCTTGTTCTTGTAGGATGCTTCCCACATTTCTTCATCAATAAGATATTCGCACTGCGCCTGTGTCATTTGTTGCTGTAAAACTATCTGATTCCCAATGTATTCCCACTCCGCTCCAGTGTTGCCCCACATTGTTATAACAAGGACATAGGCCACTTCAACCGTGTGGTGGACGCTAGACATCCTTTATATAATCCCCCTAATGGTTCTAAGATCATCTAGGTTCTTTTCTTTTTTACCGCCGTCATACTCCCAAGCATAACCACGGCTTACCAACTCTTCATTAATATTCATAACACCACACCAGATAGTTCCAAGCATTCGCCCATACTTGCCATCTTTTTCAGTAGCTACCCACAGTTTTTCACAGTCTGAAAGACGGCGCTTTAAAAACTCCTTGGCCTCAAGACCAAGTTCTTTTTCTTCTAAATCTTTGGTTCTGCATTCCGGTGTATCAATACCAGCTAATCTAACACGTTCTTTTTTAGTGAGGTCAAAGCCAAGATCTATAAGTATGTCAATGGTATCTCCATCAACCACCTTAATTACTTCTTTGATTTTGTACTCATACATATCAAATAACACCTTTACCTAGATAGCTGACCTTTTCCTAAAGGTCTGCAATTAAATGTAATTGGTTTATAGCCTTTGTAATACCTGTGTACGTCACTTGCCATTTTTAGCGCCCTGACTTTACATAGTTTTTCTGTGTCAAACCATTGTTGCCCTTCAAATGTCACGCAGATAGTTGGATCCGCCATCATGCAAGCAATAACTATTGCTTGGTACATTATTTTTTCTTTTTAGTCTTTAAAACACCTTTAAGAGTTCTTGCTTGTCCAGCATGAAGCTTAGAGGCTTTGTTAAGACCCTTCACAACTTTTTTTATTTTTTTTGCGTTTCTGTTAGAAAGCATTGCATATCACCTTTGTTTTTTTATTCATTACTTTTTCGCCATATACGCCTGTGCGCCAAAATAAAAACCTACAATAGATGCTTGGCTTAAAAACAACATATCACTCAAACTAGCTAAAAACGATAATCGGCTTTCTGGTATCATTGGCACCAATGGTAACAAAGCAAAACTAACCATGCTAACTACAGCCACCCAAGCCATGCGCTTTTGAGCATCAGCCTTTTCTTCACGAAGCTCTAGCTCAAGCATGTCCTTTGCGTGAGCTATTTCTTCGTCAGTCACAGTTCCATCATTGTCTAGGTCAAACTTATTAAACCTAGAGTTTTCTGAAAGTTGTTTAGCCATTAGTACGTTTTAAACTTTCTTTTACGCGAGACACGGCCTTGCCCACGACAGACTTCACCGCCTCTATTAAATCCAAAATCAAGTTGACCAGTTTTCGTATCATACTTAAAGCCTTTCTTACCCGCCTTTGTAGCCTCCATCATCATCTTTAGCTGCTCTTCTGAAAGGCCAGCTAACACATCTTTCAAGGGAGGTGTTTTATCTGTCATGACTTTTTCTTTTTAGCTGTTGATTTTTTCTTAGGAGCAATGCCACCTACCCAAGCCTCATTCACATCAGGAGTTGATTTATCATCAGCTTGTAGTGTGCCGTCTTCGTTTCTAGCCCTGACAGGCTCGACAACAACAGGGGCTTCTTCCTTTACAGGGGCTGGTACAAATCCATCCTTTGTCATTCTTCTTTGACGCTTTTTTTCTTTTTCGACTTCTATAAACTTTGAACGTACAGAACTTGCAGACATCACATTTTCCTTTGTAAGTTTGCCGCAGCAATATCTCGCTGGGTCTGGATCCTCTCTTCAGCCACACGAGTCTTCTCTGATGTAGCCTCTTCAGTCAAATCAAGCCTTTGTTGAGCCAATAAAACATCATTGCGCTCTTTTTGCTTCTCAAGCTCTTGTCTTTCTTCAAACTGTCGAGCCTTTTCCTGAATTTCTGCGCCTCTCAAGGACAATTCCTGCTGTCTGATTTGAACGAGCGGATCTGACTGGGCTGAATCGGCAGGTGCAACAGCCTGTGCATACTGCTCTGTTAATTCACCAATAAGTTCAGCAGCTTTGTTGGCTATCTCGCCCTGAAGCTGTTGAGCTATCTGTGGGTTCTGTTGAAGAACCATTTGAGCCTCTGGATCAAGCTGTGACATAACTTCAATTTGCGCTTGCATCTCAGCCATTAGACCAATGTGTTCCTGAATGTGACCTTGCAGGGTCATAACGATTGTTGCGTTTGCTTGAGCAACAGGCGTTGATAAAATAGCAAGGTGAGCCTCAATATGAGCCTCATGGTTCTGATCAGGGAACGCTTGCAGCCGTTGCCCACGCATAGCCTCTTGGTTTTCCTTGGCTGGGTTAGCTGGCTGTGGCTGTGGCGGAATGGGCAAGATAGCATCAATATTAGTAACGCCAAGAGCCTCGTACATCTTCCTGTATGCCTGATATAAACCCTGTTCTGCGCCATGTATCTCTGGATTAGACTGAACTAACTGCAATTCTGTCTGTGCCAAGGCGATACGCTGCGACATTGAGAAGATATTCGGGTCGGAAACGGGCAAAACATCAATACGGTCATCAAAATCCATCTGCTTGATCTCTGGCGGTGCGCCAGGAGTTGCATATGGATAAACAGGAGCCATGTTTTTAGCGAATATATTGGCTAAAATCTTAAATTCCTGCTTTTGTGCGTAATGAAGACGCTTATGGATGGCAGACATTACTTTCGTGCCACGCTCCATAATCGCCATTGTAGTCCCTACAGGCGTGTCTCCGCCCATTTCGCCTATCTTCATGTCTGCCATAGACGCAAACCGCCTACCAGCCTCTACAAGCCCTCCTAAAAGGCTATACAGGGTCTGTGAAGGCTCCTTGAACGGCAATGTCATGATGGATTGACGTATATCCATGCCAGCGGAGTCTATATCGCGGAACTCGCCGGGGCGTAGTGGCTCATCTTCGTCACGAATACGAGCGCCACGGGCTTTAAAGCCAGCAGGTAGGTTAGATAACGTACCAGCATCAATTAACTGACGTAAAATGCTTGTAGATGCTTGAGACAGACCGCCAATCATGTGTGTAAGACCAAATCCATAGAAGCCCAGACCGGGTAAAAACTTGTAATGCACGAAATACTGCTGTCTACGCATCAGCGGATCCATTTCGCTGTAATTCCTGCGAATAGCCAATATCTCGCTGGTGGCCTCTAGGATAGTAACTACATATGGTATCTTCAGACCAGTAGGCTCACCTGCCATGTCCACATCTTCAAAGCCAGTTAGGTCTAAAGATGTGTGGACTTCATGAATAACCAGTTCTTCAGATCCAGACCCAGATAATTGTACGCCTTGTGCCTCATCAATAGCTTCTTTTACGCCGCTAAAGTCTTCAGCACTAGAAGATCCACCGGGTAAATCAATGTCTTTATAGAAACCTGCAAGCTGTAGCTTTAGGACTTCGTTCTTATCCATGCGAATAATATGCGTAATACGCGGTGTAGTAAGGAGATCAGTTGCTCCATAAGGAACAACAAGATCCTCCGCATGTACAAATTTGCTAACCGCTCTTTGAAGGATAGGGTCAAAATAAGCCTTCTTAAAGGTTGAACCAACAATCGGTAGATAGAATAGCATTTGATCTGTTTCAGGATCATACTCTTCCATCTCGTAGGTAATCATATAATTCATGTAGTCTTTAACACGTTGAGCTTGAGCAACAAGCTCTGGTGTTTCTGCACCCATAGTCTGTGTGCGAACAGGACCGCCAGACGGCAGCATCTCACGGTAAGCTTGCGCTTGAAACTGTGTTACAGACTCGGCAAGAAGCGGGTGAACAACTCCAGTCGCACCCTCGAATGGCTGACTACGCTCTTCGTAGTTCATGCCCAGAAGCTCAATACCGCGCTTATATGTGTCTTCCCAATCTTGACGAGAGGACATATCATCCTCAATGTCTCCAGACAAATCAGAAGCAATAACGCCCAGATCACTCTCATCCACATATTCGGCTAGGTTTGCATCAAAAGGAACGTCTTGAGCAATATCCATTTCTTCAACGATTTCACCAACAATAGCAGAACCGTCATCCATTTCCATAACACCTGGCTGGGCTGGAAATTCTATTATATCAATCTCTGCTTGCTCTTGAGCGGTCATCTCTGGATTACCAACTCCAGCGCCTATTCCTTTTTCGACAGCCATATTTAGTCCTTTCCGCCTTCAATAGTCACAAGCGTTGGTTTTTGTGTTGTTGGCTCTGGTATGCCAAAATTAATTAATTCCTGTTGCTGCCTAACAGCATCTTCAACGCTAACACGCGGTTGATTTGCCATTCTAGCTTGATTTGCCTGAGAACGCAAAGCCGACTGGTTAGCAGTCGCTTCTTCGCGGCGCTTAATCGCCTTGCTCACACCAAACTCGTAATCGTCATCAAGGCGCTTAAAAATCTTATCTTGAATAGGACGGTCAATAACAACGTCCATCATGTTCATGTCAGACATGGCTTTTTCTGTGTTTCGCATAGCATCAGCCATAGCTTCGCCACGAGACTTGCCGGAGTCTCTGGCTATAGCAAACTCGTTCTGTAAAATGTCGCTAAAGTCATCAGTGCTTAATGTTCGCTCTGTCGCATTAAAGTTAGATTGAACGCTTAAAGCCTCATCAAGATCTAAGTTGGCATCCTTCAAGGCATCATCAATAGCCTCAAAATCCATATCCTCATCAAGCTTCTGCTTTACAACTGGTGATTTTACCTTGTCTTTTTGCGCCTCAAGGACAAGCGCCTTATTTGACTTGCCTCGTGGACGAGGCCCAGCCATCGGAGCAAGAGTAGATGCAGCAATACCAAGACCATAAATGTCTCTCCCAAACCGCTTCGCCATTCCCTCGTCAGACCCAAGCGCACCTATAATTCCCTCGCCAGCCTTTGCCGCGCCACGCAAGGCTGTTTCACCAACGCGACCCATAAGATCAACAGCGTCAATAGGAGTACCAACAATAGCGCGGTTTACTGCGCCTAAAGTCTCACTTCCCATAGGATCATTAAACATATCTGTTTTATCAGCAAGAGCTTCAAACATTTGACTGCTCATGGTGGGATCTTCAAATGCACCAAAGACTCCGCCGCCATCAGCGAATTTACGCTTTAATTCAATATTTATCGGTCTGTCTTTAGTTCCAAGAATATTAGCTAAATACTCCCCTGCAATTTCTGGACTTACAGCCATTCGTTGCAAAGCTTGAATAGGGTTAGAAGGCAAATTTCGTTCTGCTTTATTAAAATTATATGTATCTTTTATAACATCCATCTCAGGGGTTTCTCGGACGTTATACTGGCCTAAAGTTGTGGCAACTCCATATCTAGGATCAGTAAAAGAACTTATGACAGAATCTAAATAACCTTTATCTACTTTTCTGCCAGACACTATTGAATCATTACCAACTGATTTATATGGATCTACGCTTGTCTTCCCTCTAGTCTTTTCAAAAGACTGAAGTCTTTTTTTTGTTTTAGCTTTTTGTTCTGGATACACATCAAATTGTTGTTGTTCTTTAAAAAATTTTTCTCTTTTTGCGTTAGTTTCACGTTGTTTTTGAGCTAAAAAAGCCATTTCAACTAATTCGTCATTAGTAAAATCTTTGTTTGTTATTGGCCTATCAACTCCAACAAGGTTTTCTGCTAGAAGCCTCATGTTAGTGGGTATTTTTTTATATAAACCAGCCATAACGCCTTCAGGCGGCTTGTTTAAAACAAGATTTTTTCTTATTTTTTGACGCAAGGCATCATTAGCAGAAACAGCTTTTGCGGCTCTTATCTTTAACTCTTCTTGAGAAGGACCAAAACTAATGCCCATAGCTAATACCTTTTTGGTGAGGCTGACTTCGGCGCAGTCACGAGAAGGGCATCAATCATGACCGCATAGCCATAAGCCAGCCTCTCTCGCACTATAACACCAAAATCCAATAACATCACCTTATCTTAGCTTTTCTGGACACACCCATGTAAGCCCTGCCCATGCCACGAACTGCGCCGCCTTCTTCAAAGCCTGCTGGTTTCATGAGTTTTTTCAAATCGGCATTGGAAATATTTTTTCCGCTTTCCCCTCGGATCGGAAGATTCTTTCTAAGCTTTTTTGAATCGGCATCTGAAATACCGCTTTTCCCCGGAACAAAAAGCTTTGGAAGTATCTTTTTAATTTTTTTTGAATCGGCATCGGAAGTAACTTTTCCACCTTCTTCAAAGCCCTTAACACCACGGCCTTTAAGAATGTCTTTTTTTGTAACCTTACCGTCACCTGTTAAGTCAGGGAATTTTTTACCAGCCATTAGAATACTCCTTTAAATCGTTGTGGACGGGCTATGGGGCTAAAGCCTCTTACAACACCGCCCTTGTTCTTCTTTACAGGTTTTACTTCACCTCTAAGCTGTGCAATGTAGCGATCAAGCTCTTCATCTGTTAAATTTGAATTAGGGCCAATAGTAACTTTTTTTCTACCAATTACCTTGCCGCCTTCATTATAACCTGCTGGCATGTCCTCCATGCCAATCTCACGATTTTTAAACCCCATTCTACGCATATCTGGCGCATAGGGAGAATCTACATATGTATCTGTTCCACCCTTTTCATTTTCTTTCTGAAAACGGCGAATGACAGCAGTAGACTTTTCGCCCTTTGGAGTTGCACCAAGCTTGCCGCCCGGAACCATACGAGGCTGTCTTCGTTTACCAGTCTGCTTAGTCTTTTTAAGACTAGGAGGTAATTTTTTTCCCATGCGAGGTGCCATCAATAATACTCCCTGCTACGCCTGTAAGTTGCCAAATCATCGTCTTCGTAATCAGAACGGGTGCGTATAAAACTACCTTGTCTAAAACGCAGTATAGCCTGTGTCATCGAATCCGCCAAGTCATCATGCTCTCCGTTAGGAAATGACGCACATTCCTCAATGACCTCTTCTGCCCATCTAGTCTCTGGAGCGTAAACCATACCTGACTCAAACACAGGTGAACAAGCGTTCATACGGGAAAACTTGTCTGCACCACGACCCGGCGTAAATCCAGACACAGGAATGCCCATCTTACGCAAATCCTGCGTTAACGGCGTTCCAGATGCCTTTTGCTCTATCAGCACCATGTCTGGTTCAAATTCCTCATACAAGCGCATTGCCGCGTCTTTAAGCTCTGGAAACTCCCATCGACCCTTTTCAGCGTCCAGCAATATGATCGCAGCCTCATCACCCTCGTCAGGATAAAACACACCCCAAGTCGTAATAGCCGAATAATCGGCCCTCTCGCTTTTTGTGAACGCCGTGTCATACGACTGGATGATGTAATCAACGACAGGTGGATCATCATGATCCCAAACATTCCACCACTCCCTTTTGATAATCGCACCCTCTTCAGCAGTAGGATTCTGAAGATACTGTGCATTCCACTTGGCTACAGGTATAGAAGCTCTAACGCCTTCTAGTTCGTCCCTGCTCCAAAATTCGGGCCACAACACGTTGTCTGTTTCTGGAAATATCGCTGGGAACTCCACAACTTCCCATTGATCTGCTCCGCCCTCGGCTTGTTTTTGCAAAACCTTCGCTGTCAAATCCCTGATGCTCCACCGCGTCATCACGATGATAATCGCGCCGCCCGGTTGCAGTCGCTGTCTCGGTCCTGATGTGTACCATTCGTAAATATTATCCAGCGCGGCTGGTGATAACGCATCCTGCTCTGATACAGGATCGTCAATAATACAAAGATCAGCACCACGACCAGCAAGCGCACCGCCTACACCAACAGCGTAATACTCTCCACCCATATCCGTAGACCAACGACCACTGGCCTTCGCATCTCTAGCTAACTGTATGTCAGGAAAAACATCACGGTAAATATCACTGTCCAAAAGGTTCTTGACCTTACGACCAAAACCTACAGCCAACTCCGCCGTGTGCGTTGCCTGAATAATCTTTGTCTGAGGCTTCTGCCCCATAACCCACGCAGGAAATAAATAACTGGCAAACTCGGACTTCGTATGACGCGGCGGCATGTTAACGATTAAACGCTTTAACTCACCACGAGCAACCTTCTCCAGCTTTTCTGCAAATATCTTGTGATGATCGCCAGCAATAAAGGAAGGCCAGACATGCTTTACAAACTTTAAAAACTTGTCCTGATACTCTTCCCTGTCATGAAGCTCCTTGTACTTATCCAGATGCTTGCCAAGAGAATCAAGCTCCGCATCAGTCAGAAACTCCGTGGGTATATCAAGGACATCATCCATTTACTACGCCGCTGGCATCAATGCCTTTAAGAAGTTATCCGCTGCCATATCCAGATTGGAAGATACAGCGCCACCCTGTTGAAGCTTCAGAGGGAAAGGCTGATTTAACATATTCTGAAAGTTCAGTGCGTTTGAGTACAAAGGATTTATACCACCTGATAACAAAGGATTTATGTTGCCCGGACCCTGACCAGCTATTGGGCTTCCATATCCAACTGGGCCTTGAAGCTGCATAGGCACTGGCTGTCCTATAACAGAAGGAGGCGCAGATGCAGGGAAGTCCTGTAAACGAGTTGATGGAACAACAACATCCATAATTGGATTATAAGCATTAGGATCTGGTGGTGCTGGGGCTTCAACTACTGGGTCTGGAACCACTGGGTCTGGAACTGGATCTGGGTATGGATCAGGCCGTCCTTGTAACGCTGCAAGGTCTCTTTCGTATTGTCTTAGATACTCATCCCTGTTAGCTGCTTGTGGTACAGGTCTGCCACCCGTCATACGGGTAGGCATAGTACCAGCATCTCTCATTCTATTTTCATATGTGTCTTGCTCAGAGCCGATATATATTCTTTTACTTGTTGCATCTGGTCCCTGACCAACATTCACTTGATAAAAATCTGCATGGTCCTCAGCATCACCGCCATCATCACCAAACTGCGGAATGCCCATTGGACCCGGATTACCTGAACCGCCAAGAGACTTCAAAATATCGGCCTCATCAGGAGTGATGTAAGATAACATATGATCCTGACCGCTAATCTCGACATTGCGAGGAGGTACAGCCCCACCGTCCTCAAGTCTCAAAGGAGGGCGCATACCCTGTAACATCTGCTGATACATAGCAGCATTACTAGCCACAGACGGAGCCGCCTGTCCAGCTATAGGACTGCCGTAACCAACTGGCCCCTGAAGAGAATAGCCCGGAAATCTTGAAGATGGGACAATAACAGGGGCAGAAGCATTATATCCAGGAGTCATGCCACCTATCTGATTGGGGAAACCGCTTCCAGTCTCTATTGGTGTACAAGCGCCATCCTTCATTACAAACCCATCTGGACATGGATCTGTTGGAGCCTTAACTGGTTGACCTGAACCCTCACCGCCACCAGCACCGATTCCATCATTATCTTGACCCGTCATTCCAGTATATGCGCCGCGCTCTATAAGATCCTGTGTGGTTTGCGGTGGACCCATAAATAGGTTTTGAGCAAGATTTGTAAGACTACCTAATATACCCATAGGCGGGGTTCCAATCTGACCAATAACCTGACCTGTCTTTGGATCAATCTCATACCCATAAGGCTTAGACCCAATAAACTGAGCTATGTCCATTGAAAGTGGCTGATCTTTTTGTTGTTGCTCTGTCAGACCAGCTAGGTTTGTTGTAATCTGAGCGCCTGGTGCCGTTACGTTGGTGGCAAACTCTAGGCCATAAGGCATGTCCGTTACTGGGTCATAACCAATTCCCGCTTTTGCATCTGTCGCAGTAGGACCACGAGCGCCCATAGCCGCGTTTGGATCATCCACAGCAGCGTTAAGCGCATCAAGATCAATGCCGTACACTGCTTCTAACTGATCCGCAGGTGTCATTGAAAAGTTGTCTACGACATTAGATGAAGGGGCGGAGACACTACTCATGGGAGATGAAAAAGTCTCTGTTTTACTAAAATCAGCCAAGTCAGAGGTCGTGGTTCTACTTGTGGGTGATCCCATCAAATCAAAATCTGTGGTTTGTGAAATGTTCCCGTATTGCGGATCATTGAAAGACACAGATTGAGCCGGAGGACCAAAAGAAAGCTCATCTATCGCTTGAATATCCTGCAAGCCAATGGGAGCAGAAGCTTTACCAGTATAAGAAGAAGGATTCCTAGAAAGACTTACGTTTGTCTGTGCAGGGGGTGCATAGCTAAAGTTCTCTATCGCCAATAAATCTTGTGGATTCAAACCTAAAAGACCTGCTTTACTACTAGAAAGAGGATCAGTCGGAACGCCAGAAACAGACGCAATGCCAGTCGGAACACCATAAGAAGCCTCAACGTCTGCTGAAGCTTTGTCTGAGTTAGGATCGGGAAGACCAAGCGCCTTGTAACCAGCCGCTTTCTGATCATCCGTAGCACTATCCTTGCTAAGAAAACCTGAGTTAGTTCCAACAGGCTTGCCACTTGTAGTTGTGACAAAAGCATCTCGTACAGCCCTGTCTCTAGCAGCGGCCCTATCATCAGCCTTTTGACCAGCTATTTCTGCGGCAGCAATGTCTTCTATCGCATCGCTTACTTCATCAGCGTCAGAATTGCTGGTGTCTGAAGAGCCGGATCCATAGCCAGCAGGAGCGCCTACCTCTTCATAACCGCCAGCTTCTTCACCTGTGTCACCGCCACTGCCATCTCCACCACCGGGGCCGCCCCCAACATCATCAGAGTCAGAACCGCCGCCTGCGCCTGCACCTGAACTTCCATCCTGATCGCCATCATCTTCTGCATAGGAAGGAATACCCATAGGACCAGCCTCGCCAGATCCACCTAAAGCTTTTAGAATATCAGCTTCGTCAGGCGTAATGTACGAAAGCTCATGGTGCATGCCACGAATGTCAGTACGGCGCGGCGGAACTGCACCGCCATCGTTAAAGCCAGATATAGGACCACCAGGGAGGCCATAAGGTTGAGGCTCAATAGTGCCGCCATTCATGTCACCACTATTAAAGCTACCGCCAAAGCCGCCTCCGCCCATGCTGCCGCCTGAACCACCACCCATAACAGTGCTTTGAAGCTGCTCGGCAAACTGCGCCGCTTGCTGCTGTAAACTATTCAAAGACGACACAATGCCGCCATCCTCAAACCGCTGCGGGGCAAATATATCTATGTCCTGACCCATAGGCATAGGCATAGGTGGCTGCATCATAGGCATAGGGGGTTGCGGCTGCGCTATCGGTGCTGACACCATAGGCATGGTAGCCGTGCGCTGCTTCATAAATTGTTTGAATTGCTGCCGCTGATTAGGATTTGTACGAATATCTAGCGCCTGTGGCTGCGCGGGTGCGGCTGGTGGAGGTGCCATTGGCCCCATGAAACTTGTCATGCTCTAACCCTCTATGAAAAATACAC